ATTGGGTGGTCAAAGACCTGATCAAGAAAGCTGACGTGCGCGTGTGGGAGAAGGATGACTTCACGGGCCGACAGCATAGGCGCGAGTGGCTGAATGGTCATATCGTGTGTCATGCTGACGGGCTGATCGACTTCGAGGACGGGGATGGCCCAGCCATTCTCGAAATCAAATCGATGAACGATGCGAACTTCAAAAAGTTTGTGTCAGTGGGCGTCAAGGCAAGCCACAGGAAATACTATCGTCAGATGGTAATGATGATGGCTATGTTTAAGATCGAGCGGGCGTTCTTTATTTCCTACTGCAAGAACACGAGCAAGTACCATGCGGAACTGGTCGCGTTCGATCAGGAGGAATGGGATGGCATGTACGTCAAGATACAGGCTGCGCTCGACGGGCAAGCTACTCGCGTATCTGACAAGCCCGAGGATTGGCGATGCAAGTTCTGCTTCAAGTCGGATAGCTGTTGGAACCCACCGAAACTCAAACCGTCTTGCAATTTTTGCGCCCACAGTTTCGCCAATCAAAACGGCGGTTGGAGTTGCAAGTTGTCGGGCAAAGAAACAAACGGGCCGTGCGTTGATTTCGTACAGTTTGCGCCCGAACCAAAGGTGTAACATCATGGATATCTATGACCAACTATCCGATGTCAGGCAACGCGTAGTACGCAAGGAAGCTGACATCGAAAGCATTAACGAGCGGCTCGACGGGATGGATGAACCCAGTACCGATGACGTTCACCGAGCCGAGACCAAGCTGCGTCACGAGCGAGACAGGCTGATCGAACTCAAGTGCAAGCAAGTCATGCTTGAGTGCGAGATATTAAGGGAGCAGAAGAATGGTTAAGTCACGAGACATGCCGTTGCAGGAAGCCTCGCTGCTGATCAACAAGGATCGCAATAACGAGTACGGTGAACCGCACGAGAACTTCATGTCGATTGCAAACATGCTCAACGAATTGCTCAAGCCTCAACTCGCCGAGGGTGTAAGGTTGGGGCCAGAGCATGTCACCATGATTATGATGGCAGTCAAGCTGTCGAGGATGGTTACGTCACCCACAAAGTTCGACACGTACGTGGATATCTGTGGCTATGCCGCAGTGGGTTGGGAAGCGGTCAGGATCGAGGAGGCTAAGAATGTCAAAAAAAGATGATGACGCCAAGCAACAAGAGAAGATGCGACAAATAAGGAACCAGCTTAGAAGCTCCCAAGCTGGCTCCGTTTACGCTCGAGCGAAAGAGGGGGTGACTGTCACGCTCAAGGACACGCCTTGGGCCGACGAGGGTTAGCCGTAGCTTCCCCCAAAGTCTCCTCCAAAGCTGCCGCCATAAGAGCCGCTACCGCCACCTTTACCTGCACCCTTCTTGCCAGCAAACGTATCGACTATGCTCTCACGCATTGAGTTGGGCAGGGGGAACAGCATTCTTCCAGTAACCTCCCGCACGGCTGCTCGGCGCATCCCGTTGGTCTCTTCGCCATCGATGGCAGACCGAACCCCTTGGGTAACTGTCAGCGCATCGTTGGCGAGCCCGAGTGTCGGGCCAGCAATCGCTTCCAAAACTCTGTTCTGTCCATACGCACCGTTGTCAGATTGCGCTGCTATCTCGAACATCAAGTCACCAAGGAAGCCGAAGCCGACTGCTGCCATGAAGCCGTCGAAGCCCCAGCCTAATGTTAGGTCGATGACTTCATTATCCTTGAAGCCTTGATACATATTTGCGTGTTCGCTCAATCTGCGGTCGCGAACTTTGTGCTGCCTGTTATCCTCACCGCCTCGCCCTTGTATGATATCTTTAAGGGCGACTGCACCCGCACCCGCAGCGGGTGCGGCTGTCAGAAGGGCCGCGAGAGGCGCTATGCGATTGTCTGAGGCACCGACCAGAGCCTTGGCGAAGTTTGCTGTCCTATTAGGGACGCCCTCACCAGCAAACGCCTCACCGAATGTCTTACCAATTAAACGACCCATCATAATCGGAAAGGACTTTAGCTGCATCGCAATAGCCCCGAGTGGTGTCTGCCCCCAAAGGATGATGTCGTTCGGGTTTGGAGTAAAGATCATCTGGTTTGTCAGCTTAATGACGGCAGAAGATATGTTTTTGCTCATTGGGTCTTCTGCTCCCGAGCCTCGCGTTTGCATGATCATGTCGATGTCACTATTTTGGTACAGGCTTTCCAAGCCTTCTTCCTTTAGGATGCGCTTGGCTATGCGACCTGCTCGTGAGTTAGGGTATTCACGAGCGATGCGGGATTGAGCCTTGAGGTGCTCGTATGAAACAGCAGCGCCAATGTCACGCATTGCATCAGTCCAAGGCGTCAGCAATGTGGTGTTGAAAAACCCAGACATAAATTGCGTACTGTCTACACCGTGCGCCATTGTCATGCGCTGATGCACCACGTTTTCGGTAGCCGCTCCGATATTGCGGATCATCTCTCTGTACTGTTTGCCGCCTTCTCGCTGGCTCATGTAGCTCGTCAGCGCTTTGGCATATGACTTCAAATCGCCAGTGCGGATTAGTGGAAGAACCAAGTCAGGTATAGACGTGAGCGTAGTGTATGTCAGCAAGGTGACGGCGTTGATGCCGCGCAGCCACTTGCTTGTATCAGCCATCGCGTACAGCCCGTGCAGCCCCTCGATTGGGCGGCGCACAGCGGCGTTGTAGAACCCGTTGGCATGTTTGACGTTGGCTGCCGAGGTGTGGACTGTCAGACCCTTCGTGTCAGTCAAGGCGTTGGCTATTGCTGCCGCTCGTTTGCTAAAGTTTTGCCGCATCATCTGAGCGTTTTCTGTGCCTTTCAGCGCCGCATCTAGCGACTGCATGATGCTCGCTTCTATTTCACGAGCAGATGCGCCCGACTGCGCCATCGCAATTAGCTCGTCAGTTTTAGCGAGTGCAGGGTATTCCTCTTTGAACGGCGACATGAATACGTTGTGATCAAACTTCTTCTTGTAAAGCCCTTCCTCGCCGCCTGCGTTTATTGCGTAATTCCTACGCAGTATTCTGTTGGATCGTAAGAGCGTTGCAATGGTTGCCCGTCCCGCTTTCGGAGCAGATAATATTGAAGTGTAGTCGTGATACCCGTGTGCGCCCACCCCGAATGCCTCGGTCATATCGATACGGTGCTCGAGGTTGTCCGAGTATTTGGTCATGGCGACGAGGATGTCATTCTCGAGAAAGCCTGCGAGACTGTCGGGGTTGTCAAAGTCGGCGAACCGCTTGAAGTCTTGAAGTCGGATCATGCGCTGATAGTCGAGATGGTCGTCCGAACCCACAGACTTTAGCTGCGCCGATGTTTGGGAAAGTACGCCGTCCTCGTCCGTTAGTTTTTGAACAATGCGCTCGGCAATCTCTTCCGCTCGGCCCGTGGCGTGTGCTGCCCCGCCCGTGGAGGCTTGCTCCACTTTGAGATACTCGGACATGCGGCGAACGAACTCGTCTCTGTTGGCTAGGATTAAGTCTTTTCTCCATACCTGCGGGAAATAATCTTCGCCCACATCACCCACCGCCATGCCAGCTTGGCGCATACGACCGACCGCGCTTCCCAAATACTTGCGGATTTGATCGTAGACTGCTCTTTCTTCTGTGGCGAGCGTTCCTACCTTGGCGCTGTTGCGGAGGGCGTTTACGATATTCATATGCGATGCGGGTTGTGACCCTCGGCGATTAGGGGCGAAACCTACAGTGCTCATAGCCGCGTCAGCCATTTGCTTTGGCCCGTTCTGCCAGTAGCGACCAAGCGCATTCTTGCTGTCAGGTAGCGCGTTTAGCATTCTCGTTAGGGGCATGAGGAACTTGCCCATCCCCTCGTTCGTACGCTCGAAGTGACCGCCCGATCCGTCCTCGGGCTCGAAGTGATTTGCGGGCCAGTTCATACCAGATTTCTTCATTATCGCGCTGTTGGTTTTGAGGGGGTTCCAGACGTTAGACTTTCTGATTATGTCCTTTCCCTCTTCGCCGATGTTGCGCCCGTTGGCTGCGGCAATCATCTGATCGAGTGTGCGGGGTGGCACACCACCCGCCTCGAGAACTCTCGACGCATTGGCAACGATGTCGGCGTACGGTACGCCGCTTTGTGCAGCGGCGATGACGGCTTGATTGAGGCCGCTTGGGGTTTCGTTCAATCCGACAACACCCTCGGCGTCTGTAAACATATTAGACTTAATCGGGCGCACGTCTGACGAGTTCAGAATTACTCGCTCGCCGCCGACTGTAATGCTCGAGAACCCTTGCTCTCGCATGATGCGAGCCAAATGCTGTTTTCCACCCGCCACTTCTGCAAGGCGGAGATACATCTCGGTCGCTGACACCGTGTCCGTAATGGCTTGGATACCCGCCTCAACGTCTGTGCGAGCACTACCTTCGGCTGCGTTTCGACGCAGGGCTGCGATAATTCTTTCCACACCCTCTGAGTTACGGCTTACTGCCCCAACAATAGCAACGGGGTTTCTGTCCCGAACAAACACTGGCTCAACGTCAAGAAGGTCAGTCACGCCAAGCTCGGCAAGCTGGCTTTCAATGTCCTTTGCTATCTCCCTTTGCAGGGCTATGTCGCCGCCCTTGTTTATGGCACCTCGCAGGTCAGAAAGAATGTCGATCAATTCGGCAGCTTCCGATGCTTGCGGCTCATCAAGCCCCCCAATTAGCTGATCTATGCGATGATGCAGGTGATCGACAGGCAAGTCGTCCACACGAGAACCAATAAGCTCTGAGGTTGCCCTGCGGACACTGCGGTACACGACCTGTGCGCCGCTACCAGTGAAGGCGTCAACCGCGTCAAGCTGGGCGGTATTCATACGGGCGATCACGCCCTGCACGTACTGAGGCGCGAACTCGCTCGGAACCTTATTGGCGTAAGCATCAGCGTGAGATGTGGACAGCGCATCGCTGCCACCATCTAATACGCTTTGCACAAACGGGACAGGGAAGCGGCGGCGAGCCGCCTTGCTTGTGACCACGCCATCGAGAACGTACGAGGCTGCTTCCATCATGTCTTCGGAAAGCGATAGGGTGAAGTCATCAAACTTGGGAACATCGTCGCCTTCGATTGTGTCCATCATTTTTCGGAAGTCCACCTCGATACCATCGTCATCAGCCCAATCGGCAAAAATTCTGCCGAGCAATTCAGACGGGTCTTGCCCAGACTGACGAGCGTAGTTGTCTATCAATCGACGGCTTGCAGGCGTGACGGTCTCAGTGGAGTACAAGGTCTTCCCGATGTACTGCAATGTCTGGGTGATGTCGTCAGACTTGGACACGTTTGTGCCAAGGTTGCGTATCTCTTTAAGAAACTCGCCCCAACCTTCTGTGTTTTTAGTTGTCGGGAACTGGACGCCCAACCGTGCAAGACGGGCCGCAATGGTGCGGCTTGCAACCTGCTTCTCACCCGTGCGGTGATTGATCAACCCCAGCCACGAGCGCACGGAAACGGGTGCGTTGGCGGGTATGCCAAGCTCTGCGCCAGTACCCATCTCTTGCGCTACCTCGGCAACAACTGCTCTGTTCACGATAGCCCCCTTGGGGATTATCTTGTGTTTATGGTTCGGCCCTTTAGCCTGCTTCGAGAATGCCAAGCGGATTGCGTCACGCTCTTTTTTAGAGGCATCGTCTTTTCGAGACGTTGCTCGGGCGAACGCTGCGGTAAGCTCGTCTTTATCCATACCAGAATATTTGGCAGCGAGCTTTCGCATTTCATCATCGACAACTATGTTGGCGGTCTCATCGCTCTTGTTAAAGCGCTTTCTAATTTCGTTCGCAATCGCCCCGCCATGATCACTTACTCTACCTGTGGCCTCTTTCTTCGTTCCCTTACTGTTTGTCTTTGTCGTCTCGCCCAGAGCCAATTCGCCCGTAAACATCTCGAGCAAATCTTCTGTGCTGGTTTGCTGCAAGTTTATGCCCTTCGCTTTGGCTTGATCTTCTGCCGTGCCTGCCTTTGTTGGCGGGGTGTTTTTCCTTCCGAACTCCGCCATCCATTTGCGAACGGCTGATCTAGCCGAGCCCTTCTTTGCGTTGACCACCGACTTCATATTCTTGCCCGCCATAACCTTCTTCATTTTAGCAGGCGTCAGGTTCACGGACTTGCGGAGGTCGAGTATCTCTTCAGACATGCGGTACTCGGGGATGTCACCACCCTCAATGTTCATGTACTCGTCATTGAGGATTGTAAGAACTTTGTCTACGAGAGGATTAACCTTTTGCTCGACCAGTTCAGTCATCTGTTTCTCGAAGCCCGCTCTGTATGCGTTGCCCGAAAGGATGAACTCAGCCGCTTCTTCTATGCCTTCTGAGTAACCAGCTAACTCCATCGTTTCTTTATACAGAAGTTGATTGATTTCTAGCGCAAGGGCTCGCATTTTCCGCCGAACAGGAGCAGGAAGCGCGGTGAGCGGCCCAGTATTTACGCGGTAGTCCTCCTTTTTTTTGATTGCAGCAATCGCGCTGTCTGTTTTCGTAAAGCCCATTCCGTTTAGGTAGTAAGCGACTTCGGACAAGTACCCAGCACCGCCGATAGCGTCATCCGTATCGGGGTTATTGTTGGGCATCTTCTCTTTGTATCGGCCCATCGCCTCAAACAACTGCACGTAACGGAAGTGAAGAACGCCGCCAAGTTTTGTGGTCGGGCCTTTGGTGTTATTGGAGAAACGCACACGAGCAAGCTCGTTCTTGTCGGTGAGCATCTTGTCGAAGAGTTGCTCAAGATTAGGGTCACGAGAGGTTTGACCTGTCATCTTATGCCAAAGGGCTCTGATTGCGCCCGTTACTTTCTTCCACACGCTCGTATCTTTAGGCACGTAAACGGCGTCATATTTTTTTTGTAAGAACAGAGCGAACTGGTTGGCGAACATTTCCTGCGGGCTTTGCTTGCCGTTCGCAAGACCTGCTGTGCTGCCATCGGGTAACTCAGCAAGAGGTGAGCGCTCTTCTACTAATGTCCGACCAGTAACCCCCTTGCCACCGCCATCAAACTTTCCTTTAGTGTAATACTTGGACATCTCTGCCCAAAACTCTGCTCGCATGTCAAACGACATAAGGTTGCGATACGCCCAATGACCAAGCTCGTGCATGACCAGATATGTCGAGCCGATGCCTTGGTTTTCTGCGGCGGTCGTGGGGTTTCTGTTGCCCGCAACGTCAAGGGATACGCGGTTCACTGGCCCTGTCTGAGACACCGAGCCATCCTTCATAAACATGGCGGTTGATGTATAGTAGCCGTTACCCACATCCGTGCCTTTGCTGCTGCCGTCAACAAAGATTGGGGCTTCGGTGCGATCCCCCATTACCTCGTCAAACAACCGAGTAATCTCAGCCGACTGCGCTTTGTCTACGCCCTTGATCACCTTTTTAAGCTGACCACGGCTGGCCTCGATGGTTTGATTTGGCAGCTTGAAACCCGCAGGAGCAATGTTGCTCAACACTTCGTACATAGTTTGCAGCGCTTTTGTGCGCGGGCCTATGCCGATCTCTAGCAGACCCGATATTTCAGCAATCCCATCTTTGTTAAACTTAGGCGCAATGGTTGTTATCCAGGGGTCGCTCTCAAGTATTTCCATGTAACCGTGAAGCTCGCCCAGTGTTACGGAAGCCTTACGCATTTCTGCTTTGTTTACTGGAAGACTGACAAGCTCTGGGCCGCCTCCACCAAGGGAATTTGTAGAATTACGAGCGAGAGAAACAGCAATGAAAATGTCATCAAACTGCTCGCTAGTAAAGTCCGCCATGTTGACCATCATGCGAGGGGCTTCGACGGCAAGATCAACTGGCTTGGGCGGTGCCACATACGCATCCACTACCGAGCCGTCTAGTTTGTTGGCATCGTCGAGCGGCTCGAACGCACTTAGGAGCATCTCTCGGTCTGTCCGCATTTTGCGTACGTCCACACCGTTTATTTCTCGTGGGACATAGCCGATGAAATAATCGTTGGCGTCCTGTTTGCCCAGAATAGCCGAGAGGGGGTCGCCCACTGCTTCCTGACCTTGATTAACCATGCGGGCGTTTGTAATTCCTTCTGTGGTTGCCACGCGCTTTATGGCTATCAATATTTTATCGCCCCGAGTGCCATCTGCTTTTACTGTATTGATAGCCTTGGGCTTGCCACTTTTAACGTCGAGCGTGACGGGTTCAGGATCGATAGGGGTGCGGGCTTTGATCTTTCTTAGCTCGACCTGATACTTGGTGTAGTCGCCGTGTCCGCCCACGAGGCTGTCATTCTCCCGTATCTTCTCGATCACGGTAGCGGGGGTGTCCTTGGCGTCTATGGTCACGCCTTCTTGCGCCGCAATTTTCCGCAAGTTTGCGGTTATTGTTTTGGGCGCTCCGCTCTCGTCAGCCTTCTTGATCATGTTGGCGGCTTCGTTGCCAATCTTCTTGCCGTCACCCGCAAAGTCATTAGTTGCTTTTAGGATGGCTGCCCTGACTTCATCCATGTTCTCGAACATGGGCAAGTCTTTGGTGAGGATGTAGCCGTCAGTCTTGCCTCGGAGGCCCAGTGCTTCGTAAGCGTGTTTCTTTTCCTTAAAGAGCTTGAGCTTAAATGTGCCGTCCTTTTGCTTGATCGGCGCACCGTGAAGAACCATCCCTTTTGTTACGCGATTGCCCCGCCCGATACCGACAACACCACGCTCGCTGCCTTGCGCTACGATTTCGTATGTGGCCTTTTGGATGCCAAGGCCAGCGTCACGAATGGCCTCTGCTTGAGCTTGTTGGGCGTTAAAGGTGCTGGGGTTGAGGTCTTGGACGCCCTCGGTGACGCTATACCCATCACCAATATCCATCCCCGACTTAAACAAGCTGCTGATCTTGCTCGTGGTAACAGTTTCGCCCTTGCTGTTGACGTACGTGCGGAACACGCGGCCTGCATTGGGATCGTTCTCGAGCGCCGCTCCTGCCTTGGCTGCCGTACCGCCCACACGATTACCGCCCGAGGACTTGGGTGCTCCTGTGTAAACGCCTTGCTTGGTATAAAACGCAAGATCGAGTTGCCGTTGCTCCGCCATCCGCTCTCGAGCGAGATTGAAGACTTCGGCTTCGGAGGCATCGTCGGCTATGGTCTTGCGGATGTTGGCCCAATCGTCCAAGCGGCGCACGACTGCCCCATAGACCTCATCGGTCATGCTGTTTTTAAGGCCAGCCAAGATTTTGTTTCTGATCTTGTTGGCGTTGTCTACCACGCCTTCTGCGACAGCGGCTTCGATGATGTCACCAAAGATAGTGTCCGCCGCCATCGAGACTTCTTTGTCTGCTGCGACCTGCTCGGGAGTGCGGTTGGCTTTGTTGTATGCCTCTATGCGAGACGCCTCGTCAGTAACCTGAGTTGCAGTAGCGCGAGCCTTGAGAACAAACTTACCATCACCACGAGACGAGGCCATTGCCTTCGCCATCTGAATGCCTCGGTTGGTAAGGGCTCCGTTATTTTTAAGCTCAAGGCGGCCTGACTTAATCAGCTTGCCAATGTCGTCCATTGTGAGGGGCGTGTTGCCCTTGGCTTTGGCTTGCTTCGCGTAATCGCTTATGGCCTCTATAAACTTTAATGTGGCCCTTTCGTTACTAGCCTTGCCTTTTTTGTTTGTGGCAAGCGGGTTGCCCAAAAGCACATTGGATGCCGTGCCATCGTTGTCAGGGATTTCCTCGGCAGCGAGGCGAAGCATTAGGTCTTCGTTGCTCTCGTCTGTGCCTACATTCGCAGCGCGTTCGGCGGCCTTGGTCTCGCCCTTGGTTGGGATGACGGCCTCTGCTGGGGTCTCTGTTGCGTCTGCGGCGGCTGCTGCTGGTGCGTCTGCGGGCTTCGCTGCTTTTGGTGTTCTGCGAGAGCCAACAAATTGCTTTACTGCATCGCCGCCGCGAGATGAAAGAAACTCTTTAAGCTCTTGCTTGCCCGCTGTGCTCAGTGTTGTTGGGTTGCCATCTTCGTCTACGTTTCGACTAAACTTGCCCGCCGCTATTAGGCGACCTATCTCTTCATCAGTGGGTAATTCAATCCCCGCCTCTGAGGCTTTTTTGCGATAGCCGTTCATAGCTGTCTTGAGGGTTGTCACCCACTTTGCATTGCTCTTTGTCGCCGCCGCGAACGCTGCCTTCCCGTCACCCTCGGTGGGGATTTCCAGCGCGAGCATCTCAGCACGTACTTCATCAGGGGT